AAGATATATTCTCTAAAGTTTGGGTTCCTATGTGTCACATCAGTGAGATGCGAAATGAAGGAGACTTTAGGACTACAGAAATTGCTGGAGTACATGTAATTGCATGGAATACTGGCAGTGAAGTAAAAGCAAAACGAGATACTGGAGTCTATAAAGTATCTGGTAATATGGATGTACTAACAACTGGATTTCCATTACATTGTGAGGTAAAACACGGTGGAATGGTTTGGGTTACACTAGATCCTAATCCTACTCAAAGTGTTGAAGAATGGACTTGCGGCGCATTTGATTGCATTGCCGCCGCCATTGATACAGAAGAAATGGAAGTTTTCCATTACCATAAAGCAATTATAGATACTAATTATAAGTTATGGCACGATACTAACAGCGAATTTTACCATGACTTTATGCATTATCATAATCGCGTAACTGGATTCAATGATGCATACTTTGCAAGAAAGAATATCCCATTTGACAATGGTCATGTAAATGTAAGTAGCTTTACAGTGCAGTATGAAGAGTATGAAGGCTTTGAAGACAGAGGTGAATTGTCATTCCCTAACTTGCCACCTAACCAGTGGTACATGGTAGACTTATTTCCTGGGTTTAACTTTAATCTCAGAGGAAGTGCATATCGTTCGGATAGTGTAACTCCACTTGGTCCAAATAAAACTTTGATTGAATTCCGTGGTTATGGGTTGAAGAAGGACACACCAGAAGAGCGTGCAACAAGAATTGAACATCATAATTCAATTTGGGGTCCATTTGGGCGAAACCTTCATGAAGATTTGATAGGTGTTGCAGGACAGGGAACTACTATGAGACCAAATACTGAACCTCGTAGAATTCTTCACGGCAGGCATGAAAATGGAACAATTCATGATGAAGTGGGAATGAGACATTATTATGCGGAATGGGGAAAACATGTTGACCTTGATCCAGCTACTGCAGTAGCAGCATAGCAAATTTAAATTTATTTGAAAGATAGGAATATTATGATACTAGCAATATTGGTTACTGCACTATGGTTTAATGATAATGCAGAATTTGTACAAACTTCGAATGAACAGCTTGCAGAAGGATATCGATGGGTTAAAGTCGGTAAATCTATTCCATCTGGCACTCCCGCAATTACAATTAAATCTGAGAATGGAAATGAATTCATTTATTACAGACTGGAAAAGTAATGAAAAAGATTTTATTCGCAGCCGCAGCGATGGTATTCGCTACTACTGCAGAAGCTGAGTGGTTTCAAAAACCTGTTCAGTGTTCGACAGGAGAAGATGTCTATAATACACTGATCGAAACATTTGAGCTACAGCCAATGTTTGCAGCTGTAGCTCAAATTATTACACCGGATAATTTATCTCCAGCAGTGTTGATTTTTTACATGAATATCGAATCTGGTAGATTTCTTATCCTTGAAACCGATAATGTAAGCACCTGCATAATCGGAATTGGTGATGGTGTTGATTTTGATATTACACCCGAAGAGATAAGAAATTTTTTACTCAATGAGAAGAGTGTTACTTAACTCTGTACCACTCTCTGATGTCTTTGTCGTCTTTTGTCATATATTTACTGATGCATCCAACAATAATTTTAGATCCATCATTATCTATGACAACCCAATCGCTTGAGCCGGAAGGTGCTTTCACGACATCCCCTCTTTTTAAAACTACATTCCCAACTTTATCGTGCAGATTCATAAGAATCTCCTTTCTAAAATTTAGTGGTAGTTATATTTATTTTAAAAAAAAATTTAAAAAATGCATTTTACCTATTTACTTTTCAGAAGAAATGGTGTATAATATATCTATCAAATGAAAAAAGAGGAACTACATTATGTTGAATACAAGTGAAATGAACGAAATCAAGATGCTTTTCCTGAAAGCAAGCAATGAAGACATGAATGAAATTGCACAGCTGTTTAATGCTGTACGTCGTGTTAAAGCTTCACAAGCTGCTGACAGGCTTAAAGTTGGTCAGAAAGTCGAATGGATCGGCAAGCGTGGCCCAATGTCTGGCATCATCGAAAAAGTCAATCGCAAGAATATTGTGGTTGACGCTGGTTCTAACGGTAAATGGAATGTTACCGCAACTCTTGTCAAAGCTGCTTAAGGAGTTATATAATGGCACATATGGTTGAAACAATGGCTTATGCAGGCGAAGTTCCTTGGCATGGTCTCGGTGTTCCGGTCTCAAATGATCTGACACCTGTACAGATGATGGAAAAAGCCGGCTTGGATTGGAATGTCCAGGAAGTTGAATCCTTCATCGAATTTAACGGTAAGCGTATGCCTACCGGTCAAAAGTCTCTTATTCGTGAAACTGACGGTAAGATCCTCACCAACGTTGGCGAAAACTGGAATCCAGTGCAGAATGAAACTGCATTCGAATTCTTCTCTGAGTTCGTACTCTCGGGTAATATGGAGATGCATACAGCTGGTTCACTCAAAGGTGGTCAGATGGTATGGGCTCTGGCAAAAGTCAGTGAGTCTTTCGATCTCTTCGGTGGTGATGAAGTCGAGTCATACTTGCTCTTCTCGAATCCTCATCAGTATGGTAAAGCAATCGATGTTCGCTTTACGCCGATTCGTGTAGTATGTAACAACACTCTGACTCTGTCACTTGATAAAGAAGCTCAGCGTTCAGTCAAGGTTGGTCATCGCACAGAGTTTGATCCTAACATGGTCAAAGAGTCTCTTGGTATTGCTCATGAAAAACTTGCAGTCTACAAAGAAATGGCAGAGTTTCTTGGCAAGAAGCGTTACAGCGCAGATGCTCTGATCGAGTACTACAACACTGTCTTCCCACGTACTGCTGATAAGCGTGTACAGAACATGGCATTGTCGATAGATACTCTCTCACGGAATGCTAAGCTTGCATACGATGTCCTTGATACTCAGCCAGGAGCGGAGTTTGCCGAAGGTTCATGGTGGCAGGCATTCAACAGCGTCACTTATATTACTGACCACGTACAGGGTCGTAATGCAGACAACCGTCTGTACTCATCATGGTTCGGTGGAAATCAAGTCCGCAAGCGTGATGCATTGAAAACCGCAATTGAATTCGCAGAAGCTGCTTAAGGAGGGCATAGATTATGAAGAACTATACACGTCAAGAACTCGAAGCAATGATTGAATTTGCGACAAATAAACTCAATCAACTTAAAGAGCAACCAGAAATTGTTCTTAATTCTAAAGGAGCTGTTACTTTTCGAAATTTGAAAGTAACTAAAGTAAATGGTAAATCGCTTATTCTTTCAGATTTTGATGGAAATGAGTATTTGTTCCAAGGTAAACCACATAAAAATGGTTATACCAGTGGTCCACGAATCAATGTAAGGGTAGCATAATGGCTAAAAAACATGATATCAATCAAATTGCAGCATGGGCTCGTGATTGGGGAATCAATGGGTTCGAGCACCTCGACCCAAAAGCCCGTGAACAAAAGCGAATGACTGGTTTGAAGAAACAGCGTGATCGATCACGTAAAGAAGACGATCGAAAATATTCTTCTAAGAGATAAATGCTTTACAAAAGTGTAATATTTCGAAAGCCGCTATGTCGATAAATAATAATGAGCCGAAGTTGAGACCGGCTCATTACTTTTATTCACAGAAGGATATTCAAATATGAAAAAAATCGTATTCGCCCTGGCTCTCATTGCTACGGCCTCAACTGCGTACGCAAGAGACCAAATTTCTATCGTAGGTTCATCTACGGTATTTCCATTTGCTACAACTGTAGCCGAAAAATTTGGACAAGTTTCTAACTTTAGAACTCCTGTCATTGAATCCACTGGTTCTGGTGGAGGAATGAAGATGTTTTGTAAAGGTGTAGGTACAGGAACACCTGACATTACAAATTCATCTCGTGCAATTAAAAAGTCAGAAGAAAAATTATGTGCTAAGAATGGTGTAACGCCAATTGAAAGAATGATTGGCTATGACGGTATCACAATCTCCACTTCTCGAGAAGGAAATGCATTTCCATTAAACAAAGAAGAAATCTATAAAGCCGTTGCAGCCGAAGTTTGGAATGGTACCGACTTTGTAGCAAACCCATATAAAACTTGGGCAGACATTAATCCTAATCTTCCGACACTGCAAATCGATATCATGGTACCACCTACAACTTCCGGTACTCGTGATGCATTTGTAGAGCTAATTCTCCATGATGTATGTCGTAAAGAATATAAGCTCGATAAGAAAATCGCAAAAGCAAGATGTACTGCACTCAGAACCGATGGTAGTTATGTAGTATCAATGGGCGAAAACGATAATCTACTCATTGAAAAACTAGGAAAAGATGCCGATCGTATGGCAGTCTTTGGTTTCTCATTCCTGGATATGAACCGCGATAAAGTGATTGCTCATCCAGTAAATGGTGTATCGCCAGAATTTGATACAATTGCTGATGGTTCTTATAAGGTATCACGTCCGCTGTTCTATTACATTAAGAAAGAACATATCGGTGTAATTCCTGGTATCGAAGAGTTTGATGCATTGTTTAAGAAGATGTCAGACGCTGATGGTCCTCTCGCTGAACAAGGATTGATTCCTCTTCAGTAAAAAAAACGTAACTAATTGAAAAGGGTCGGTTTTTCCGGCCCTTTTTTTATGTACTTTTCGTTATAAATAGTATACAGTTAAGTCAGGAGTTAAGAAATGAAAAAATTTAATACATATCTAAAGGAGATGGCTATGATTAACGTGGCGGATCTTGATGTTAATTTTCTGAACAGAGCTCAGAAGATCACATCTTTTAACTTGAAAACTGCTGACTTTGAATCTTTACAATACAAAGCAGAAATTCAACATTTGATTCATCGGCATTTCTTTCCTAAGTTTGATTTAGGTCAGACTTTGAAAGGCCAACCAAATGTTGCAAAGCTGAATAAGCTTATCGATAAACTAAAGCAAGAAAGTTTTATCAACTACAATCGACTTCACTTCTACAACCTGAAAGGTGTCGGTCCTGGAGAAGCAACCATGTACTTCCTCATGGATGATGCACAACTAGGTGGTGGAGGTTCTGCCGGCGTTGATCTGGTTGTAGCTGGTACTCAATATGAAATTAAAGCTTCACTCTATAGTGCAAATGAAAAAACAGTGCATGGCTTTAAGCTCGGTGGCACTGCTCCAGTAAGCGGTATCCTCAATCAACTAATTCAATATAAGAAAGAATTGAAATTAGCCACAGCTGGTAAAGGTCAGAACGAAGTCAATGGATCTCAAATGGAAGCTATTCGGAAAGCATATCCAAGTGAGTATGCAAAGATGCAAGCCGAATATGCTCGTATTGCTGGAAGATATTTTGGAAATACGCCGGTGATCTTCATTAATAACAACAGTAGCAATAAAGTAGATCCCGAAGATACAGCGGAAAAGACTCGTCAATTGAGTCGGAATGCTGGTAATATCTTAGCAATTAAAAAAGTTGCAGCGAAAGATATTCAAATGCAAGTTGCGACTCAAGGAACAATCAAGCCGAAAGTAAAAATCTAATGGCTGTTTCTCGTTATCTCGAAAATGAACCAGTGCATATTTCTGCAGGCCGTGTTCTTGGTACAAGCAGCATTCATAAGTTTGGTGCTGTACCCGCTATGTCTCAGAACCAGACTGGTACGATTTGGGATGTGAACGATACACCTTATCCTTGGTCAGCATTTGATACAGCAGGTGTTCTCACTATACCGGCTGTGAATGCTGCTGACAATGGTAATGTGATTACTGTACAAGGATTAGATGATAATTACAATATAGTCAGTGAAGACTTTACTGTTTCAAGCGCCGGCACAACGACAGGAACACAGGTATTCAAAAGAGTCTATCGAGCATTTGATAACACTGGAACAAATGTTGATAATATTAATGTCCAAAGAGGCGGCACCACTGTTCTTCGGATTACTGCTGGTAAAGCCCAAACACTCATGGCAATATACACTGTTCCAGCCGGTAAAGTAGGTTTTATTGTAAAAGGCACAGCGACTGTTCAAGCAAGTGCAGATGCTACTGTTGATATGTTTGTGAGATACAACGGACAGACAAGTTTTAGAGTCGGTCATTCATTTGAAGTAAGTGGCGCCGGCGGACAATACATATATGAATTTGCTGCGCCAATTCGTATTCCAGAAAGAAGTGACATTGATGTAAGAGCAAGAGTAAGATCTAACAATGCTCGAGCAACTGCAGCATTTGATATTATCTTAATTGACAAAATTTTGGCAGGTAAGTGATGAACTTTAAAAATTTTATAACCGAACAAAAGAATACTCACATGACTCACATTGAGGACAAGGTTCTTTATGGTGGTGTGAAAGGAACTCGTGAAGCAATTCTCGCATTGCGTTCATTGAGAGATGCGTTAGGAGGAGTTCATGACGGAAATGTTAGTGTTAAATGGGACGGTGCTCCTGCTATCTTTGCTGGGACTGATCCTCGTGATGGACGGTTTTTCGTGGCAAAGAAGGGTATTTTTAATAAAAGCCCAAAAGTATACAAGACTCCAGGTGATATTGACGCTGATACTTCTGGCGATCTTAATACAAAGCTCAAACAGGCTTTGGAATATCTGCCTAGTCTGGGGATAAAGGGAGTAATTCAAGGTGATTTCTTATTTGGACCGGGTGATGTTAAAACTCGAAAGATCAAAGGTAAATCCTATATTACGTTTCACCCCAATACAATTGTTTATGCAATTCCATCTGGCACGGACATGGCCAAGCAAATTACGTCAGCAAAGATTGGAATCGTATGGCATACAACCTACAAAGGACCAACATTCGAATCAATGAAAGCTTCTTATGGAGTTGACGTCAAAAAGCTTAAACCTTCAAAGAATGTTTGGTCTCAAGATGCAATGCTTCGTGATATGACTCAATTCACAATGTCAAAGAAAGACACCGATGAAGTGAACGAATATCTATCAAAGGCTGGATTTATTTTCAATAAAATTGCCGGTTCTACTCTTCGTCAACTCGAACAAAATCGAGATCTGGCAGTCATGATCGAAACTCATAGTAATAGTTATGTTCGAGCTGGTGCACTTCCACCAGATCCAAAGAAAAGAGTTGATGCTCTGATTAAATTCATTGAAGCTAAATTCAAAAAAGAAATGGATAAGAGAAAGACTGAGGCTGGTAAATCTGCACAACAGAAAAAACTTAATGAAGTGCTAACTTTCTTTTCACAAAAAAATAAACAAAGTCTTATTCAAATGTTTGAATTACAGCGAGTTATCATTCTTGCAAAATTGAAACTTATAAATATACTTAACAAGCTCAATGGTACTAAGACTTTCCTCAAGACTAAGCGAGGATATAGAGTTACAGGCCAAGAAGGTTATGTCGCAATTGATAAGCTTGGTGGTGATGCGGTTAAGATTGTTGATCGGATGGAATTCTCATTCGCCAACTTTAGCCCAAATGTATTAAAAGGATGGGATAAACCAGGGAGAAACTAATGGCGGATATCGTTCGCTTTAAAGACGTATTTCAGAATCCAGACGCACTATCATTCAAAGATATGTATACTGTAGAGTATCGTCCTGGTGAGGATGAGCTTGTAAACTATCGTGCATATAGACGTAAAAGAACAATCGGTGTCGGTGAAGGTGGACCTATTGGTGAATCTACTGATGTAGAAGAAGCACTCACCATGACTCAGAGAATGAAACGTTCTCGTATGATGAAGAAGATGAAAGCACGGATTAAAATTGGTCGCCAACGTGCAAAGCGTAAAATGGCTGACAAGAAAAAGCTAGAGAAGAGAGCTAATCGCGCAGCTCGCGATATCATTGTAAGAAAACTCACTAAAGATATTCCAAAGTCTGAACTCTCTTTTGCAAGAAAGCAAGAGATTGAGAAGAGACTTGACAAGCCAGCTATTAAAGCACGGCTAAAAAGATTAGCGAAAAGAATGTATCCTAAAATTCGTAAAGCAGAAGTACAAAGGAAAAAAGGTTGATTAATTCATTTAAGAATTATTTAGTCGAAGAGGAGAAGACGCTGTACTTTGTATGGGGTCGTATGAATCCTCCGACTGCTGGTCATGAGAAACTGCTTGACTTTTTGAAAGGCAAAGCTGGCAATAACCCGTTTAGAATTTATCTAACTCAATCAGAGGATAACAAGAAGAACCCTATTCCGTTTACACAGAAAGTAAAGTTTGCACGTAAAGGATTTCCACAGTATGCTCGTCAGATTATGATGGACAAGAAATTAAAGACAATCTTTGATGCAATGACTTCTTTTTATAATGAAGGATTTAAAAGAGTTGTTATCATTGCTGGTTCTGATCGTGTAAGAGAATATGAAGTTACGCTGAATAAGTACAATGGCAAAAAAGCCCGTCACGGATTCTATAACTTTGAACGTATCACCGTAATGAATGCTGGTAAAAGAGATCCAGAGTCAAAAGGTGTTGAAGGTGTATCTGGTACTAAGTTAAGAGGCTATGCTGAGTCCGGTGACTTTACAAAATTTTCTCAGTATATGCCAAAGAGACTTTCAAATGCAGATGCTAAGGCTGTATATAATGCTGTTCGTAAAGGAATCGGTTTAAAAGAACAGAAAGAATTTAAGAACCACGTGCAGTTAGAACCAGTTTCCGATCTTCGTGAAAGCTATGTACAAGGTAATTTGTTTATGCCGGGTGACACTGTTGTTATTAAAGAAACAGGTCAACTTGGTCGAGTCAAGCACCTTGGATCTAATTATGTTATTATTGAGAGCACGGGTACCGAATACCGTAAATGGATTGATTCGGTTGAAAAGTTGCAAGAAAATGTTGAATATACTACAGAGTCTTTACAAGAAAAGACTACATCTCCTCAAGATCCGGATATTAAGGATCGTCCAGGAACTCAACCAAAAGCATATCATTCTGGTCTAAAGTCAAAGTCGACTAAAAAAGCAAGAGATACACACTTTAAGAAGCATGCTAAAATGGATGATGATAATCCAGCAGCATATAAAAAAGCACCTGGTGATGCAACTGCTAAGACAAAGCCGAGTAAACATACTAAACGATTTAAGCAAATGTTTGGTGAGCAAGATGCCGCTGACATGGCAAAGAAAAGAATCGAAAGAGAAAAAGAAGTTGATAAAAGAAAGCATGATCGTATGATGGATCGTGCTCGTATTAGAGATACTCTTAAAAAGAATAGGGAAACAAAATGATTAGTTTTAAATCCTACATTGCAGAAGATGCTACAGCGGCACTCAAGAAAAAAGCAGAAAAGACTGGCATGCCACTTGGTGTTCTTCGGAAAGTATATAATCGCGGTGTAGCAGCTTGGAGAACAGGCCATCGTCCGGGTACAACTCCACAGCAATGGGGATTGGCAAGAGTTAATTCATTCGTCACTAAGTCATCCGGTACTTGGGGCAAAGCAGACAAAGACTTAGCAGCAAAGGTCAAGTAAGATGAAAACATTTAAGCAGATTAGAGAAGCATCATGCGGCACTATGCCAAAAGGAAAAAAGGCTGAAGGCTATGTTTCTATGGCTCAACAAAGAGCTGTGTGGGCTACTCGTAAAGATGGTGGTAAAGGTCATCCGGACAATAAGAAAAAGTCTAAGAAAGAAGAAGTTGATGAAGCAAAGAGAGTCGTTCATTCTGATCGACCAGATTCACTTGCTTCTATTAAAGTTATGAAACCAAAAGATCCAAAGAAGTTCAATCAGGACAAGAAGTATCCTCCACATCTTCGCGGTGATTCAATTGGTAAAGCAAAGAAAGCATTTGCTCATACAAAGAATGAAGACTCTGATGCAGTCAAAGCATTCCTTGCTAAAGGTGGCAAGATTAAAAAGCTTCCTGCTGCAAAAGCTCAAGGCTATCATGGTAAAGACGATCCGGGTAAAGGTGTTCATGGCATGATGGATAAGCCTGATTCAAAGGCAATGAGAACTCGTAAAAAAGTAGGGAGCATGAAGTAATGCCACTCAAAGTATCAGATGGAATCGGAGCTTGGATCAAAGACTTCAAGAAGTCTGATGCTCCGCAGTTCAAAGACAAATCAGAAAAAGAACGTCGTGATCAGGCAATTGCTGCATATCTGTCTGCAAAGCGCGGTGATCAAAAAGAAGGTGTTGAGGAAGCAATGCGCAGACCTCGAGCACCTAAGCCATTGAATCGTTCTGATCATACTCACACTGTTCACATTGATGGTGAAGGTAAGTATAGAGTCAAAGCAAAGTCTATGGATCATGCAAAGAAGCTAGCATTCAAAAAAGCTGGTATCTCTAAGTTACATGGACATCCCACAATGGAACCAAAGACTCGTATTATGGGTGAGTCTGTAAACGAGGAAACAAATTTTGCAGTTAATATTGAAGGTCTTCCAATGATGTTTATGTCTGCTATGGGTCCTGGTGAACTCAAGCAGAAACTTCGGAAGATTGTCAAGCAACCTTCGATGATCCAGTCTGTCAAGCGTGTTACTGATGCTGATGTAAAGAAAACATTCCGACTCAAAGCACAAGGCCGTGACGAAGAGGAGAACGAAGAATGAGTTTAAGATCAGCTATCGAAGAAGTTCGTAAGAAACAATATGATTGGGGAACACCTGAGTCGACTGCTCATGCTAAGCGTATGACACCGGGTCAACAAGAAGCTAAAGATCCAGGTGAATATGATTACGAAGGAGACATGGCCAAAGTTCAATTAAGAGCTATGGTTGATCAGGCTCAAGATTTGATTGATCAATTTGAAGATAATGAGAATCTTCCTGAATGGTGTCAGAATAAAATTACAAAGGCTGCTGACTATATTAAAGACGTCTATTCCTATATGGAAGGTCTAGAAAAAGACGACGAGGAAGAAGACGATGATTAAGTTTAAAGTTTTCCTTGAAAAGAAATCAACTGGTAAAGACTCAAAGGGTCATTTTAGAGCGACAGAAAAAGGCGCTGGCATGACTCAAAAGGGTGTTGATGCAGTTAACCGTAAGACTGGTGGAAATCTTAAAACCGCAGTGACTGGTAAAGTAAAACCAGGATCAAAAGCAGCATCACGTAGAAAATCATATTGTGCTCGCAGTGCTGGTCAGTTAAAGAT